ATATCTGATTTTTTAAACTCATTGTATATATCGGAAGCCACTTTCCTTGCTGTTCCTTCTGTTGGTTCTATCTTTTTAAGAAAATCTTTTAAAGAACCTGTTTCGTCAAGGTATTTAGTAAGTTTATGCAACCCATTTACAAAAGCTCTTCCAAGATGATAGTCAAGTTCTTTTGCTTTTTCTATTGAATTACCTGATTCTTTTAATATTTCAGATTTGATTTTATCTTGAATTGCTTGAGTTTTTTTAGTTAGTTCAGATTCATATCCTTTTGTAATTGATGCTATCTGTTCTATAACTTCCTTCTGTCTGTCTATTTTAAACGATTCAAGCAATGTTAATTCATCAAGCATGTTTGAAATGTTTTGGAACAGTTCATTAGACATAGCTTTATCTACAAGCAAATCAGTTTTCAAATATGCTTCAAACTTTTTGTTTTTAACGCCCTGATAAGCAAGTTTAATATGTCCGTTTATGTTTATAACTTTCTCAAGGTTTCTTTGAAGGTTATCAATTAAGAACAAAGCCTCTCTGTATGGTTCTGCCTCATTGTCTGCTATTTTCTTTGATGCTTCATCAAGCAAATCATATAAATCCTGCTTTTCTTTTATTGTCTCTTTTAGTTTCGTTTTTAGCTTTGATAGTAAATCAATAGGATTTGATTTTATGTTTAAGTTTTCCCTTATGGCTTTATTATTTTTAATAATTTCATTTCCAAACAGTTTTTCAAATATGTAAGATATTTTTTCTTCATTATCAAGTGCTTTAAACCTTTCAGAGTTAAGCATAGTATATAGTTCTTCAACGTATTTTTTTGTTTTTGCGTTTTTCATTAAAGAACCAACAATAGATTTTAGTTCTTTTGAGATCAAATCTATTCTTTCAAGTTTATATATATCAGGATATTGTTTCATATCTTTTGTGACTACGTGTAATAATTCGTGAGTTATTGTTTCTACATATTTTGTTGGTTCTTTTATTTTTCCACTTTCATCAAAGAATTTAGTGGAAATGATTATTTCACTTTCTGTAGCTTTACCGTTTTCGTTTATATCCCTTACTTTAAAATCTACAAACTTATGAGGGTTGGTTCCAAAGTTTGTTTCTTTTGTTAGTTTAGCATCAGAACCAATAGAAATTTTGGTAGTAATTCTTTCTTCTAAATCATTGATATCTTTTGTTTCAAAGCTATTTTTAATATCTTTCAAGTCTTTTGTTAATTTTTCTTCTTTGATCTCTCTTTTAAAGTTAAGAATTTTGTTTACGTTATCAAAATCTTTTTTTAGTCTTCTAAGATAGAATAATTCAGGATATTCTTTTATTAATTCTTTTAATGTTTGTTTTTCAATGGTTGGTTCTGAACCATATAAAATATTGTCTAATAATTCTTTTTCTTCTTCAAGTTCTGCTATTTTTTCTTTATTTGATTTTGCTGTTTTTATGTCTTCCTCAAATTCAGAACCAACCAGTTCTTCATTTACTTTATTTTCATCGGTATATTTTTTAAGTTCTTTTATTTGCCATTCTATTGTTGAATGTCTTTTTTTTATTTCTTTTAATTTGTCTTTATATAATTTATCATCATTTAAAATTTCATTTATTTTTTCGTTTTTTAATGATTCATATTTTTTTAAATATTTTTTTAAATTTTCTTTTCTGTGTTGCTTTTTTGATTCTAATAGGTCTTCATTGTTAAGATGCTCTTGTAATGTTTGCAGTGTGTTTTTTTTTGATTTAGAACCTGTTTTTTTTAACTTGTTAAAAAGATTTTGCAGTAATTCAAGGTTTTCTTTTCTTTTTGTGAGAATATTTTTGATTGGTTCTTTTTTATCTTTAGGTAGATCTTTTATTAATCTCTCAATGTTTTCTTCCGAAAGTCTTTTAAGTTTGTATTCTATTGCTTTAAGTGTTTTTTTAATGTCTTTTGTTTTTGTAATAGCATTATTCACAAAATTATCATTTAATAACGCATCTAATTCTTTATTACCTGTTTTAACTTTTTCTTTCCATAAGGAACCATACTTAATGTCGTTTATTGTTGTAAACACCTCATCTGGTTCTTTGTGAGAATATGTTTTTGTTCTTCCGTTATTTTCTATAATTAATTCATCTTTACCAGAGCCAACGAGTTCTCTTCTTAAGTCAAATCTTTTAGATGTTTGTTTAGCTTTAAACTCTTTTGTGTTTTGTTTTGAAGCGTATTGTTTTTTAATATCAGAAAATAGCTCAGGTTTTAATGACGCGTCTAAATTAAACCTGTTTCCTTTATAGTTATATTCAAACTCTTTTGTTTTAGGATTTTTCTTTGTTTCATTGAGATGAATATCCATAAATTCTTCTGGGTTGGTTCTTAATTTTTCTTGTATGTGAGAAACCAGTTCATCATAAGAATTAAACCCTGTGTCTTCTTTAAACTTGTCAGGATTAGTATCGTATAACTTTTTATATGAAGATAATCCTTCATTTAATTTATTGTTGATAAGTCTGTTAATAAACTCTTCTGATTTAGGTTTTCTTCCTGTTTTCGTAGATTCAGTTTTGTTGATTTTTGATAAAAGATTGTTTTTTGCTTCTTCTTTGATTATATCTATATCTTCCTTTATATGAGAAGAACCAGTGCCGTATGTAGATTCAGCTTCATAGTTTTCAGTTGGTTCTGATTGTTTTTTAGGTGAGAACTTGCTGTTTATCATATCGTCTAACAAATCATCGTAAGTGTAATCTTTAAATTCATTATTGTCTTTTATTACTTCAATAGTATTCTCAAATTCGCCTTTTGAATTTATATTGTATTTTTCTCTGAACAATTCTTTCACACTCTTAGGCAAACTGTCATACACAGCAGTTGGTTCTGTTTCAGATATTTTACTATCAACAATATTTCTAAAACTCTCATTATTTTGTATAGTCTCTATGTATTCATTTTGTGCATCATTAATAATCCAATCAAGATCTTCACTCTTTTTAGCATTTTCTGGCGTTGGTTCTGTTTTTTCAAAATCTTCGTCTTTAAGTGTTGTCGGTTTAACCAATCTTTCAGAACCAAGCTTTTTGATAAACAATTTCTTATTTTTAACATTAGAGTCTTTTATGTTTATGTAGATATTATCATCGTCAAAATACCCTTTAATATCGCCTAATTTATTTGTAAATCTGCCAAATAGCAATTGATTCTGTGAATTGCCAGTTAGTCTGAATTTTAATCTTTCGCCTTGTTTCTCAAGAACCAACAAAGGATGTTTAGCAGAAATGTCTCTTAAAGAGTCTTTTGTTAATGGTTCTTTGGAAATTGTTTTCCCGTTAGCATCTTTTAACACAAAACCATTGTTTGTTTTTTCAGCTATATATCCGTTTTTTTCTTTTATGTATCTAAATAGTAGAACAGGGGCTTTAATATTGTATTCCTGAGGAATTGATATTTTTGCATAATTGCCTTCTTTGGAAATATCTTTTAAAGCATTGTTTATTTTCACATTGTCTTTAATATTTAATCCTGTTTTGATTAGTCCATCAACAAAAACACCAAGAGCCAAATTGCTTCCGAACATTTCAGCTACTTCTTTTCTGGAAGGAATATTGATATTACCATTTTTGTCCATTCTTGATTCCAAACCAGCCTGACTTGCAGTGAACGCAGTAGCTATTCCTGTTTGAGAAAGTGTAGCAGGAATCAACTCTCTTTTAAGAGAAGGTTTTTCAAGTATATTTGTTGCAACTCTATTTGTAAGTCCATTTGCTATAGCTTTATTCTCAAATTTTTCAAAAACTTTACCTGCTACAAGTCTTGAAAGAGAACCGGCTTTTGCTGGAACATAAAGTAAGCTTAATGCGTTTATAGCACCAGAAACACCATTATCTTCAGGATGCCCTGTTACAGGATTAAACGATGTTTGTTCTAATGATTGTTTAAGAGCAGTATCATCTCCAGTAATAGCATAATGTAAAGCTAATGCTGGAGTAGTGACGGCATTACGAAACCCTTGCCCTACTTCTTGTGCTAAAGAACCATAGTCCTCTATATTAGCATTATGTTTCTCAACCTGTCTTGCTATTTGTTCCCCTGAAGTATGTTCTAAGTTTGTTCCTTCTTGTTTTAAAGAATTAAATAAACTTATCATTTCATTTATATCCATTAGCTATCCTTTTATTCATTAGTCCATTTATTTATAGCATTTATGTTTTTTCTGTTTAATATTTCTGTTGGTTCTAATTTAGAGTCTTTAATTATATCTTTAAATTTTGGAAGCAAGATATCTGAGATATAAGCATTAACAATATCTTCACCTTTTACTTTTATTGTAACAGGCTTTCCATAAACCAATATCGGTAATTCGTAGTCTCTATTCAAATCAATATTTTCTTTTGAAAAGATTTGTTTTATCTTGTCCATTGCTGGATCAGTATCTATATTTTCTTTATGCAGTTCTGTTCTTTTAAAGCCACCGTAAGCTAAGCTTTCTTTGATTGCATTAGCTCTCTGTTGGTTCTTAGATAAATGTAATTTAGGCTTGTATTTTGATAAATCTATTTTATCTACAACCGTTTTAGCTAAACTTCCTTTGTTTTTATATCCATATACCTGAACAGCTTTTATTACCGTGTCAAAGAATTTATTGTGACTAAAACTTTTCAACTCTTTCATAGCCAATGCGGTGTTGTAGTCACTATATCCGTCTTTAGCTAATTCTTTTAAAGTTTGGTATAAACCTGTTCTCATTGTTGTAAAAGTTACAGGAGTTCCATCTACATCAAAATCATTTAATCCAAGTTTATTAAATCCTATTTCTACTAAACTTGATATTGTTCCTTGATCATTAAGCATTTTGTATATATGTCCAATATCTTCATCTGTGTAATTTAACAGTGTATATGTTGATTTTACTGGAAGCCCTAACCTTTTAGACACTTCGTTTAAAACTTTTGGATTATCAAACTGATTAGCTATCTTTAATCCGAATTTGTATTTATCAATATCACTTATTCCTGGATAATTTCCTATTTTATCAGCAAGATCAATATATGCAGTAGCAATAAAAGTTTTTCTCGCTTTATCATCTTTGATATGTTTTGCAAGATTGTTAATTGTGTTTTGTGTTTTTGGGAAAACATTCGCTATTCCACCTGTATCTAATTTAAAATTATCTGATATGTTTTTATATAAGCGAAGTAGGAAAGTCTGTTGCGTTGGTTCTGAGAAGTCTTTTAGTGCTTTTTTAAGATTACCTTCTATTATTTTTCCACTGTTATCTACAACTGTTATTGGATTTCCATCTTTGACTATATAAGTAGAATTGTTGTATGTTTTTATTTCTGGTAATGATGTATTTCCACCTATTTGTTTTTGTTGGTTAAATACTGAATCGTATTGTGTAACCCTTTCATTATTTACATTAGAACCAACGGTTTGTGCAGTTTGTTGAGATGGGTTGTATGAGGCTAACGTTCTTGGTTGGTTCTGGGCTTGTGGGTTTATCTGTGATAAAATATTCTGTATTTGTTCATCAAGCAATGAAACATTGTTTTGTAATGCTTCTTTTTCTTGCAATAAAGCATTTCTTTGTTCAACAGTAAGATTTCCTGAGTTTAATTCTTTATCTATTGAATATATTCTTGCATAAGTGTTGTTTCTTTTTTCCACTGACTTATAATAATCATTATACAGCTTTTCAGCTGTTTTAACTTTATTTTGTCCATATTTTAATAGTAGTTCAGTTTTTTTCAGATTATAGTCTTTATTTTGTTTTTCTTTATTGAAGGCAAGTTCATCTTCTAATAATTTTTCTTTTTTTGTGTTTAGTTCATAATTCTTTTCAAAAGAATCTTGTCTAAAACTTAGATCATCTCGTCTATATTTATTCATAAACTCATCTTGCTGAACATTATGCATAAACTGTGCTGTTTGTAAAAGCTCCTGTTGCTTTCTTGCTTCCTCTTGTTCTAATAAAGCATTCATCTTAAGAGCCAATGAAGCTGAAGAGTTGAATATATTAGCTACTGAGTTTAACGTGTTAGAGGCTCGTGCCATTCCTTGATTAGCTACAGAACCACCCTGTGCTAATGCTTCCATATATGGGTTTTGCATGTTGGTTCCTTTAAGAGTTCATATATGAGTCTGTAAGTTTTTTTCTTACAGCTTGTATTCTATCTAATTCCTGTTTTGTTCTATTCCACTGTTCTTTAGCCATTCCTAACTGGTCTTTCATCAGTCCGTATTGTTTAAATCCTAACCACAGAGAACCAAGCGTCCCAAGAGTTGATATTCCTGTGTTTAAAGGTTTAAGATATTTGTTCTTAAAACTGTTCTGTTGTGCAAATTGGTTTTCAGACATTTTACTTAACAGTGCATATTCAGGATGTTGTTGCTGATAATAGTAATCCTGATTAAACACTGTATTTGCAACCTGTGGTGTTGGCAACATAGTCGTTTGGTTCTGTGTTAATGAGTTAGTATTGGTTCCAAATGGATTTGCTTCAGTATTTATGTTAGCTAATGTAGTATAGCAATTTCCATTTGCATCACATATTTGTCCCATCTTTATTCCTTTGTAGAGTTTATAAGTTATCTAAATCATAGAACCAACAGAGTGGTTCTATTGTTTAAACAACTTTAACGAAGTATTTGTTTACATATCTAACAGATGCGTTAAGGTTTTCTTTTTCTTGCAGTCTTGCTATCCTGTTAGCTTTTTCCTGAGAAACTCTTAACTGTTCCATAATAGCCCTTGGATCTGTTTTACCATTAACCCTTCTTGGTTCTTTCATTCTTTCAATAGCTGTTACGTCTCTTGGTTCTACTATCACAGGAACGTCAAAAGGGATGATTTTCCCGTTCACTTTTACAAAACCTTCTCTGTCAGCATTATCTGTAGCTGGTTTAACTATAATCTTAACTTTACCGTTTTCCATTTTAGCTTTTGCCATAAATTCTCCTTTTATTTTTGAGTTTAACTAAATCGTGAGAACCAACTAAAGGTTCCCACTGTTTAATTAAATATCAAAATGGAATTTAACTAAACCAAGTCTTTCAGGATAGATGGTTGAAGCACCTAACCAAGACTTCCATCCGATTGTAGCAACCCTGTTAAGTGGATCATCACCATTTTGTCCTAATCCTTTAACGATTACTTCAATTCTTTTTTTACCTCTTAAAGGAACGTTAGCTGTATGCTCTTTACCAAGAATAAGCATGTATCCTGTGTTTGTTGTATTTCCATTAGTATCAGTTTCTTGCTCAATAAGCATATTTTCATTTTCGATAACCCTAACGTCTTTAAGCATACCGATTTCACCTTCTAAAGGTTTTACAGAACCAGTAGCGTATTTCTCAAGTGGAATGAAGTCAGGGTTATCTCTTAAAGCATCTCCAGCAAGTGTATTAACAACGCCAATATATCTCGCCCACACTGGTTCTGTTTTATAGTTAGGGCTTGATGCAAGAATAGAGCTTACATATTTAGCACCAGATAGTCTTAACTGTAGAGAGATTTTTCTGATTGCTTTAGCCATAGAAGCACTTGTAGCATTATCTTCAGGTGCTGTGTTTCCTGTAATGTCTTCAAGATGCCCAGCGGCATTAATCATAATATCCCTGTAGAATCCGTCAATAATGAATGATGCTACGGTGGAGTATTGTCTAACGTTTTCACTGATTGTATACATATCGTGGAATGTTTTTACTTCTTCAGTTACAGTCATGAATGCACCGATAGGGAATACGTCAGTTGATTGTTCAACAACTTTCATTTGACCTTTTTCTGTTCCTGAGCTTCCCTCTGGAAGAATGAAGTCTTGATATGCATTCTTATTAACTAATGTAGCAATTCCTTCTCCGTTAGCTACATCGTTACCTGTATAGTTTTCATAGATTGAGTTAGCAATCATTAAGTCTTTCATAGGAACCCATTTTCTGAATGTAATCTTGGTTCCGTTATTTTGTGGAAGAGCTTTTTGAATTGTCGCAAATTTATCAAAGATTGTTTTCTGAGCTACTTCAGTAGCCATCAGTTTATCAACATAAGCTTGTTGTTGTGCACCTAATCCTGAACCTTGTGTTCCATAAGTAACTGTTGCCATTGTTTATCTCCTTATCCGAATATTTCTTTTTCTAACTCTTCGAGAGATTTGTTATTCCAAATCTCATCGTAAGTTTCTTCGATTGTTTTCATTCTTTTTCTTTGTTTCTGTGGTCTTTTAGGTTTAACCACAGAGCTTGGTTCCTGAGTTTTGTTCTCAATAGAACCAACGTTTTGAACAGCGTATTGATAAGCCTGTATCCAGCTTAAAGCAGGATTAAGAGCTTTTATCTTAACAGCTTCAGGCAATACCTGTTCAAATTCACCTGTTTGAATAGAACCAACGAATGCAGGGAATACTTCAGGATTGTATAGTTCAACCTTGAAAGTCTCATCAAGAGTATCCCAAACTTTAGATACTTTACCAGCTAATTCAGGATCTCTTCTCGTTAAGTCTGAGTAATACTCTTTTATAGGGTCTTCCTGTTGAACCTCTGGTTTATATTCCTCACCTGTTGGTTCTTCTTCAGAGAATATATCATCTTCGTATTCCGTTTCTATACCAAACTTATTAGCAAGGTATTTGATTGCTTCAGCTTTACCTTGTTTAGCATCAGCTAAAGCCTTAACGTCCTCTGGTTCCAAACCAGATTCTTCTATAATGGAAGCTATGTTTCTCAGAGGTTTGATTTTGTTCATCTTAAACGAATAATCCAAACCTTTCTGCATAAGCTCAATAGCTTCCTCTTCAGTCTTAACCCAAATCTCTTTTCCTCTGTATTTAAGAGGTCTTGTTATCACAACACCGTTAGGTTGTTCTTTTTCTTCTTCAGAACCAACCTCTGTTTCTTCTTGAGATTCTTCCTCTGTTGGTTCTTCTTCAGAAGGTTCTTCTTTTTGTTCTGGTTCTGGTTGAGATAGTTCTTCAATATCTACCTCATCTAAGTCTTTGTTCCAGATTTCATTATATTCGTCTTTTTCCTCTGTTTGAGGATTCTCTTCAGTCTGGATTTTTTCAATATCAGTTTCCTCTGTTTGAGGATTATTGTTTTCTTCGCTTTGAGCTGTTGGCTCTTCTAAAGTGTTTTCATTAGAACCAAGAGTCTCATCAGCGTCCAGTTCCGTATCAGGAACAGGAGTAGCTAAAGTGTTTAACTCTTTTTCCATGTTTTATTCTCCTTTTGTTTTTGATAAGTCTTCTTCGCTAATTGTAGCAGAATTTATAAGTTCATCAAAATAAGCCCTTAAATTTTGTCTTGCTTTTAGCTTATCTTTAACTCTTTCGTTATCTAAATCCTCATTAAAGACAATATCCTGAATGTCAGAACCAAGATACCTGTCTATAATGATTTCTTTAAAATCTTCATTTTCCAAAAGCCTAAAAATAGATTCTTTATTCATTTTTCTCCTTTACTTTATTTAATACGTCTGCATATTTATTGGCTATATCGGCATCAACGCTAAGAGCCTCTTTCTGAGCTTTAACTTCTGTTTGCTTGGTTCTTGCTAAAGCGTTTTGAGCCAATGCTTCAGATTTTTTAGCTTCAGCCATCTCTTTAGCCAACTGGACTTGAGCCATCTGTTGAGCCATCGGATCTGGTTGAGGTTGATAGTTTGCTATTTCATCAGCTAATTCAGGATATTCAAGAAGCTCTGTAAGTTTAGCTAACAATTTCTGAACCACGTCTGGTGGACACGCCCCAGCTTGAACTAAAGAACCAGCCTGTTGCATAAGCATATTGATCTGGTTGATTTTGATGGATTTTAATCCGTCTGTTCCAACTCTGAACTTGATATCATATTTGCTGTCGCTTCTGTTAAACATATCTTCAACCTCTTTAGCTATTAATAGCATAGCTTTTTGTTTAACGTCTTCGGGTAATTCATCTACACCAAACTCTTTAGCTAGTTTCATTGTTTCTTTGGCTTTAAGCTCTGGAATATTTATTCCTGTTATTTTTTCTATTTCTTCATCAGATAAATATTTCATCATCATTTGTAGCCATTTACAGAACATTCTTCTTAATCCATCTTGAATGTTGATTGTAAACATTAGAAGCCTAACCTGAGCTTGGCTCATCATAGACTGGAAGTTAGAAGCTGGTGAGTTGAGTTCTTTCCCAGAAATACCAGTCATAGTTTTGTTCACACCTGTTAATCCCTCTGCTTGGTTCTCTATGATTTGTAGCATATTATAAACGCTTGATGGCAATTCATTAAAATGTCCATCTACCACAACCTGATTTAAAGGAACGCCAGTAGCATTGACTTCCACCACTGGATGCCCACTCATAAGCCTTTTGTAGTTAATGGCATCTAAAGCACCTTTTCTAACGAACTTAGTTCCATTGTTTGACATAGACATATTGTCGATAACGCCCCTGACAATAGAAGTCATGAATTTTTGCTCATCGGCTATCAGTTCAGCTAAAGCATCACCCCAGATTGAGAACTCTTTATCAAACAAAGGAACTTCTATAAAAGGGTACCAGTTAAAGTCATAATCTTTAGAACCAATGACTTCTACCTCTGTAGTAGAATTTGATAAAAAGAATTTGATTTTGATCTTTCCTTTCTCTCTATACCAGTATTCATATACATATATTTTGTCTTGACTTTTGTCTTTGTTATCTTCAGTATCTAATCGCCATAAATCTCTATCGTGCAAATCATCTGCTGATTCAGAACCAACGGTGTGGCTTTGTTTGCTAAAGAACTTTTCAACCGTTTCTTTATCATATAACGGGTTAGACAATAAGTCCTCTTTTGTTGTAGGATATCTAACTATTATATATCTGCATTCGCCTATACTGTAAGCTGTTGGATCTGTGAAAATATCTTCATTAGGGATTATCTGAGAATGAGGTCTATTCCTAATGACTTTCTCAAAAGTTATTTTGTATTTTCCGTCTTCAGTTTGAGTTACTTTAGCCCCTTTTTGAACAAATCTGTTTAGAACGCTTGGATCTTGAACTGAGACAGTCTGTTCGTTTTTTACAACCTCTTTATCCCAAGAAACGTATATAAAAGCTGTTCCTTCTTTTACTGGAATATCAGTAAGAGTATTTATAAACTTAACCTTATTAAACTCTTTATCCCAGAAATAGTTTAAAAGTTTTTCATCTATTTTAGCTTTAATAACATCATTCTTGGTTCTTGGATCTAAAGAAACTATATTTGCAGAAGACAGGAAAGGTTTAGCAAGATTGGCTGATAACGTTTTACCTTGCTTCTTAATAAGTTTCCAAACTATTTTACTTCTACCATCGACTTCGTTTCCTAACGGTTTTCCGTCATATAGATCCAACCATTCCTGAATCTTTTTATTAAGTTCGCTTTTACATTCTGATGCTTCCTGATAGGATATCTGTATTTGTTCTTTATTCATATTGTTCCTTTATATGAGGTTTTTATCGTTTATTGTTGATTCATTTACAGTATTGTAGTATAAATCATTGAAATTGTATAATAAGCTGTACTGTAAATCATAATAAGAACCAATCTGTTCCATAGGAATAAAAATGCTTTGATTTTTAATTTTCTGAATAGTATCTTCTATTTGTTTTTCTTTTACTGAATATTCTTTTATTTGTGAGAAAATGTTTTCTGTTTTGTTCTTAAAATAATATTTTCCTAAGTCGATAGATATTCTTGCTATATCCGATATAGTAAGACTTGGTTCTTTTAGGCTTCCATTGTAAGAACCAACAGCTATGGATGCTGTGATAAGAATAGCCTGTTTTAACTCTGGTGATAAATTTGTAGAGGCTATTATTTCTGACGCTATTGTCATCGATATTGCTAAAGCTGGATTTCCAGTTAGGAAGGTTGTAGCAACCATTAAAGCAAACCTGAAAAATCCTGACTCAAACCATTTAGTATGAACCACATCATGACTGTAAGCTATAGCAACAAGACATTCTCTTACAAATTGATAACGTTCTTTAAGAGTTAATTCCTTAACCCAATTTAACGGTATAAAATAAAAAAATTCACTGTCACCTGGTTTATATTCAACCCCTTCTCCGTCTGACGTATTAATAGACAAAACATATTCTGAGGACACATTGTCATCTTTTTCATGTGAAATATAATGATACTTAAAAACATTGCCGCCTATATTAATAGTTACATTGTTATTTGCTCGATACATATCATTCAACCGTTTTGAAAAAAAGTGATAATTTTTATTTTTAGTGGCATACGTTATAAAAAAACTTTTTAATGTACTGCTGTGCAGATTATTTTTAATATCTTCATATTTGATGCCTAAATTTGACAATGCTATATGCATTTTTTTTGTTTCGTTCAGAATGGAACCATTGTTTTTTAGCACTATACCAAGCACCTCCGTCGTTATAGCCTCTCTTACGATACTGTCAAATCCTATCCATTCTTTTTTGTTTCCGTTTTTGTCGGTATATTTAACATATATCGTGGCTCTACTGTCTTTTTTGTACTCAATTTGAAGGGATATATTGCTTGTATCTGATGAGTTATAAGAGTCATTTTTTGTTTTAGAAAAATATATATATATTCCACTGCTTGAATCATTTACGCTCTTACCCATTGCTGGAATTTCGCTTGAATCAGATTCTTGTTTTGATTTTATTACGTAATATTTTGTTCTGTCTTGTTTTATTGACGGGATATCTATTCTAATCTCGTTTCCGTCTGCAAAAGCAGTAAATGTTTCAACATCAGAAGAGTCTATTGAAATAGACTGATTGTTTTTTAGCTGGTCTATAACGTTTAAGTGATTGTATGGGAAGAAACACCATGTATCAATTTCTTTTATTGCATCATCTACTTGGTTCTTGATAAAGAAGAATATGGCTGTATCTGTTAAAATTTCTTCAGTCATATACACTTTTGCAGTAAATCCTAATCTTTCAAAGATTTTTAAATTAACAGGACGTTGTGAATTTTTAAGCAGTCCTTTAAAAATGTCAGTACTTTTATTGCTGTAAACTGAAAACTGAACAAGATTCTTTTTGAAAAGGTCTACATTCTGACTGCAGATATGGGATATTTGCAGACTATAGACATCATGAGATTTGCTCCCCATCAGTTTCCTTCTAATACATATTTTGTGTAAAACTGGTAATATTCAATAGGTTTAAAACCTATTAGCCTATTAAGTTTATGTGCCTCTTTATAGAAATTTGCTGTGTTTACAAATATAGAACCAACGGTATTTACAGTTTCTTTAGCCAACTGTTTTACATCTTTTATGAATTGCAGGGTGTTGGTTCTGTTTAATTTTTGAGAGACAAAGAATATAATGTGTCCGTCTCTTTGAAGGATTATAGGAACCAACGGTGCATTGGTTCTGTCATCAAAAATGATGAAGTATTTGTTGTATTTGCTGTATCTTGAATTCATTGTTTTTAAGTAGCATTCTTTTACATTCCTGCATCCATAGAGCATGGCTTCCATACTGTCTTTATGTTTAAACTTAACAGAATCAACGATTGATTCAAATTGTTCTTTAGATACTTGCTTATACATGTTAAACAATTTTTACTTTGATATTTGTTATTTTCTTTTCTCTCTGGACTCCATCTTTTTTATATAAAATTACTATTTCAGGAACTACTACACTATCTCCAACATCTAGTCCGCTATATTCATATAGATCTATTGTAAAGCTGGAGGTATAACTATCTCTTTTTGAGACATCGTAATAGAAAGCTGTTTTTGCACTATTTGGAATATCAGTAGATGAAGGTACAACTTTAAAGGAATATTCATCATAGCTTAGAGGTATAACAAAATAAGCCACTCCTATATCTTTTTTCAAGTTTATTGTTGTATTGCTTTTTAATTCACCATATCCAATATTAATAAAATCAAATCCTTTTGATAAGTTTAATGAGTCTTGTATTTCATTGTATATAAAAGATACTTCGTCATTGGATACTATTGAAGGTTTATCTGTAAGCACACCTGAGCTGTACATAATTCCCCAAGCATTTATTTGAGAATCAAACATTTTGAATTTAAAGTTGTCATCAAAACCTTGTCTTTGTCTTTCATACAGTTTTGTCTGTTCTTCGTTCAGAGGTGCTTGAAAAGATAACTGAAGACAAGTGTTCATAAGAGTCGAATATACGTTAGCATAATCGGTTCCTTTTAATCTACCTTTATTAAACTGATCATCCAAATCTGCTCTTACTTTTGCTGTAAGCTCACCATATACTGTTTTTACCTGTTCAATATCATAAGCCATTATTTATCCTTTAACAATTTCGTTTTTTCTTTAGAACCAAGAGAGCTTCCGTAAAAAAAAGTAATTATACCACTAATTATAGTTCCCATCAGAAACCCTATAATAGTATCTACATAGCGTTGGTTCTGCTGAGGTATATTGTATGCCATAGCCATGAATATGAATACACCAGCTACCACAGACCAAAAAAAAGCAAACAGATATATAAAGTTCTTAGCGAACCAACCATCCTGAGTTAGAGCTACTTCTTGCATGTGTCTTGCATTAGCTTTATCTTGAGCATATATCTCTAATTGCTTAAGAATAAAATCTCTTTCTTTTTCCTGAAACTCTTTTAGTTTCTGAATATCCTGCTTTGTTGGTTCTTTTTTAGACAAATCAATTCCAGTTTTTTCTTTTATCACGTCTATTGCCTTATCTTTTCCAGCGTCTATAAACTTAGATACTAAGTCTAATCCTGCTGAAGCTAACATTCCTACCAATGGTATCATTTGTATTCCTTTCTGTATTTTATTCTATGATATAGAACCACAGCATTAACCATCAACCATCTTTGCCATTTAGGAATAGCTATATCTTTTAAGCATTCCTCAAAGATTCTATCAGCTTCTTTATATCTTTCTAAATCACAAAGATAATCATGAATAATGGCACAAGGTAAATAATCAGTTCTATTAGGGGGGAACAATGACCAAAATACACGAGGCACTGAAGCCCCGTCTGTATAGAAACCTTTAGGAACCAATATGTTATTGTATTTAACCGGTTCTAGCAGTTTAAACTTATGATTCCTAAGAGGTTGTAACTTAAAATCTGAATATTTTAGTCTTCCCATTTGATAGCTTCTACCTCTTCAATATTTGTAGCATTGCTTACCTGTTCTTCTAAATCCCATAATTTCTGTAATTGAGATTGATAATATTCGCCAAGTTCTAATAAAGCCTGTTTAACATCATTTACGCTTAACTCAATTCGTCCGTCAAGTGTCTTTACCTTCATAACATCAGCTCCAGCTGCAATAGCTAAGTCGTATGCGTTTTTTAACTTACTTATGTCTCGCTCCTCTGAATAGAATCTGTTTTCAGATATACTTGTCGCATAACCTTTTTTTAAAGTTTCTAAAAAACTTTGTTTAAGATAGTTTATTTTGTTTTTCTTAGCATCATTTAATTTTTCTTCTTCAGTTCTAAAATCTTTGTAGCTTAAAGTCTTGCTTTTTGTATCTATGTAATTGTAATTACTACTAATAGATTCCTGCCATTTGTCTTCAGTAAGCTTAATGTTTGGTTCTGGTATTGTTTGATGAATTGCGTCATCATAATACCCTAATAATTTTCCTGTTTCTTTATCGTAATGTGCATATTTCATTTAATCTCCTTTTAGTAACCGATTGTGAGCCAAAAAATTTTACAAGAATTATCTCCATTATTATAATGTCCTACTTTTATCGTCGAATTATCTATAACTTTAGCACCCTCACCTCCAAAATTTCCATTTCCATTATTTGTAGCAAAAACAGCCCATATTTCTGTTGGGTATGTTAAAGGTAAAGTAACATTTTGTGAACTTTGAGACCCTATAGTTGGACTTACCCCCCACTGAATAATTAAACCATTAGGT